TAGGTTGGAGACCTACAGTATTCAACTATGTAAAAGAAGGAGATAGTACTAGAGCAATACCTCAGATACAAGATAAGGATAAGAAGCTATGCCCTAACATTATAGTGCTAGCTGAAACACATCCTGTTCTTGAGAATCTAAAGGGATTGTTTATGCTTCAACATAGAATTGGTGTTCTAAATGGATTTCTAGAATGCTCTAATGAGCAAGGCAAAATGCAAGCTCAGATAGCTGGGTTTACTAATACTCTTAGATTTAAACACAAGAAGCCTGTTGCTAATCTACCTGGTGTAGATAAACCTTATGGTAAAGAAATCAGAGGAGCTATTATAGCACCTGATGATAACCATCTCTTTTGTGGTAGTGATATGTCTTCATTGGAAGATACTACTAAACAACACTACATGTATTTTTATGATCCTGATTATGTAACACAAATGAGAGTGCCAGGGTTTGACCCTCATCTTGATATTGCTGTACTATCAGGTATGCTTACACCTGAACAGGTCAATGAGCATAAGCTTTTTGAAGCCACAAAAGGAGAACAAGGTACATCTTACAAGAAGGTTAGAACAAAGGCTAAAGTGGTAAACTTTTCAGGTATTTATGGAGCAGGCCCACCTAAGATTGCCTTAACTACAGGTATGTCATTGGAAGATGCCTCATTGCTACATAAGATTTACTGGGAAAGAAATAAGTCTGTAAAACAAGTTGTTAATGACACTATTTACAAAGAGGTTAGAGGGCAAATGTGGTTATACAACCCTGTCAGTGGATTTTGGTATTCTTTAAGACAACCTAAAGACAGATTCAGTACTCTCAATCAAGGTACAGGAGTTTTCTGCTTTGACACTCATATCAGAAATGTGAGAAAACAAGGCATTAAGATAAGCTTGCAGTATCATGATGAGATTGGATTTGGTTTCTTAAAGGAAGACCAAGAATTAATAAAAGAAAAACTTAACAAAGCCATAGAACTTACTAATCAAACACTATGTCTTAATGTACCATTAGGAATTAGTATTGATATTGGTAAAAACTATGCAGAAGCACATTAAATTATGAGAAAAATAATAATAATACTATTATCCCTTTTCAGCATTCATTGCTTTAGTCAAGTCTATGGTTTTGATAAGAAACAAATAAGACTTGCTGATTCATGGGAAATAAAAGAAGGTACTGGATTTGTAGTATTGAATAACCATGAGATTGCTATTGCTGAAAACAATGTAATTTTAGGGTTTACAGTAGATAAAATAAAGCCTTTTGGAGAAGATTACATAGTCTATTACTGCACAGGTCAAGACAATAAGAAAGTCAGATTTCTAACAGTAGGACAGAATAAAAACAAAAAAGAATTTTTACTAATCTATTCTGCTCCTTCTATTTACTGGAAAATTAATCTAGTAAAAATAGAGTGATATGGTAAAATACACAGATTTCTTTCAATTCTTTTTACATATTCCTGTTGCAGTATTTGAAGAAATCAGTGATGAAATGATACTAGAAGATTGCCTTGAAATGGCAGCTTATCCTATTGTTATTATCAGGGATAATAAACATCCATTATTCATAAGACTTGCAGAAGACTTCAAAAACAAAGGAGTAACCCAAGAACTTAAATCAATCATCCTTGCAATAGGATATAACACACCGTATTTATCATGATGAAGTATTTTAGAGAGTTGCAGGATCTCTTCCAAAACCAGCCACATTCCATATTAACTTACATTGACAAAGTAGAGGCTATAAGAGCTAAAATTACAGAGCCCTTAGCTATAGAAGCTTTTGTCAATAAAGTTAGAGAAAAGGTCCAGAATGAAGCCATACAAGCTGTTGTAAACAATAGAGGAGGAATGGTAGCTATGGCTACAGGTTCCGGTAAGTCTAGAGTAGCAGTTGAGTTAGCTAAATTCTACTTTGATCCTAAAAATGACCATCATGCAGCTCTTTTAGTACCAACTGAAAAGCTGAGAGATGAGAATTGGAAAGAAGAATTTGAGAAGTGGGAAGCTCAAAATGTATGGAAACACACTGAAAGACTTTGTTATGCTTCTGCATCTAAAGTTAAAGGATTTGATTTTCCATTGGCTATTCTTGATGAAGGCCACAACATTACAGAGTTATCTTCAGAATTCTTTATCAACAATGGAGTAGAAAACATTGTGTTGCTTACTGCAACTCCTCCTACTGATATAGTTAAAAGACAAATCTTATCTGATTTAGATATTAAACTTGTCTATGAACTTACTTTGGACCAAGCTGTAAGACTTGGCTTTGTGGCACCATATAAGATTACTGTTATTACAGTGCCTTTAGATGCTACAACCAAGAACATTCCAGGTGGAACTAAGGCTAATCCTTTTATGACTACTGAAGCAGCATGCTATGCCTATTGGAATAAAAGAGTTCAAGGAGCTATGTTTGATCAAACTCCACAGGGTAAAGCAAAGCTTAAGTTTGCTATCTTAGGCAGAATGCAGTTCATCTACAAGATTCCTAGTAAAACAGCAGTAATTCACTTTTTACTAAACAAAGTTATTCCTGAAGATGATAGAACTATTATCTTTTGTGGTAACATAGAGCAAGCTGAAGATGTATGTCCTACTTTTTACCACTCTAAGTCTAGTAGTGTAGCTTATGATGCTTTTAAAGCAGAGCAAATCAATAGATTATCTTGTGTAAAGGCAGTTAATGAGGGCCACAACTTTCCTGGAGTTGATTCAGGTATAATTGGACAGCTTAATTCTAAAGAGAAAGATTTGGTTCAAAGAATTGGTAGACTTATCAGATTTAGACCAGGGCATGAAGCACATCTCTACATAGTAGTTTCTGAATCTACACAAGATGAGAAATGGCTTGAGAATGCCACTGAAAATCTGAATCAGTCTAAAATTGAGTATGTAAGATTTCCTAATTTTAAAAAAAGAATAGAAGATGCAAGTAGTTTATAAATACCTAGCTAATGGAGAAAACACTCTTTTAATGTTACCTCAAGGAGCAAAGATTCTAACTGTTCAAAAACAAGGAACACAAATTTGTTTTTGGGTGTTACAATATGCAGGGCAAGCTCCTACTCAAACTAGAAAAATTGTAAAAGTAGGAACAGGTCATGCTTTTGATGACACAAGAGAGCATAAGTACATTGGCACTATTCAAGAACTTGATGGAGCCTTAATATGGCATTATTTTGAAGTAATATAAAAACTTAAAAGATGAAAATAAATCCCCAAATAGCCACAGTTCTTCAGGAGTTTAATATTCCTGTAACTGATGGCATAGCTTATCTCCTATCTATTTATTTTAATTGTAGACCTTCTTATACACCACCACTCTTAGTACAAAGAATGAATATAACTAACATTTTGGGCATTGACTCAAACAGAGAAGTTGTATGGCATATTCCTTTGTTCACTGAAGATGAAACTTTAGATAAGTGGAGATGGGTTATAGAATGGAATGCTGAATTCAAGAGAATAAACAACAAGAGAAAAGCTCCGGATAAGGATGTCATTACAAGAATGAAAGCATTCTTTGCTGACAATCCTGATGTAAGAAAAGAGGAGGTAATTGAAGGCACTAGCTTATACTTTAAGAGTCTAAGCAGTGCTGAATACCTTATCAGCTCTCATTACTTTATTAGTAAGGGAGTGGGTAGAGACAGAACTTCTGCATTATTAGGTTGGATTGAGAAGTATAGAGAAGCAATCTCTGATACTTCTTCTAACCATGCAGAAGACATAACTTCAAGAATGCAATAATGAATTTTAGAGCAGCATTTGAAGCAGGTCAAAAAGGTAGTAATAAAGGCCTTCCTATGGGGGAAGGTTTAAAGACTATCTCACAGGCAATTAATGGTATTCAGAGAGGAAGAATTTACACTGTTGGAGCTGCCCCAAAGGGAGGGAAGTCAACTTTAGTAGATGTAGGTTTTTGTATAGAACCTGCCCTTTATGTATTAACCCACAATGCCAAAACTAGAGCTTCTATGGAAGCACTTAGTACTAAACTACAAGCTACAACTGACATTGACACTAGGACTACTCTTAATCAAGAGTATGAGAATCTCAATGGTCAGCTAATAGATTTGGAGTTTATCTACAACTCTTATGAGATTGATAGAGTCAGTAAAGAGTTTGATTTTGTAGCACATTTTCTGAACACAGATTTTGCTATTTATCAGATATTTTTACCCTCTGGAAAGCTCTACAAAGGAAATAATTTCGTATATTTATCCTCTGCTTTTCTCAAGGGAGAATTAGAGTATGATACTGAAATTCCTGATGCTCCCAAAGAAATTATTAGAGTATCTGAAGACATTGTTGACAAGATCAAGATTGTTTACAGGACTAGAATAATACCTCTCTTTGGTGAGTACAATGAGAAAGGAGAAAAAGTTTCTAAAGGGTTGATTAAGTTCTTGGAAATCAAGGACAATCCTACTGGAGTTAGAAATTATCTCTTAGAGTATGCTAAGGAGAATGGTGAGTTTCTCTACAAACAAACAGAAAAGAATGGTCAAGTATTTACAAGGATGATTGGGTATAAACCCCATAATCCTAAGAAGTATGTTATCATTATTACTGACCATTTGAGAAAGCTACTTCCTGAGAGAGGTTTCAAGATGAAAGAAACTGTAGATAAATTCTCAGAGTATGCTGTAGAATTTAGGAACACTTGTAATTTCACATTTGTGCACATTATCCACCTTAATAGGGCACTTAGTGATATTGGAAGAAGACAATTTGATGATGACAGACTGTTTCCACAATCTGATGACATCAAAGAAACTGGGAATTTAAGTGAGGATAGCAATTACATCTTTACTATGTTTAACCCTAATGATGACAAGTTTAACTTGACTAAGCATTTTGGTAAGACAATAAGGAGACCTGACAAGTCACTTTTATACCCTTTTATGAGAACTATCCATTTAGTTGAATCTAGACATTGTGTTTGTCCTCAACACTTTAGAGTCAACATGTATGGTGATGTGAAGAAATTTGAACCTTTAACAATTTAAAACAAAAATGGCTAAAATTTTAGTGCTTGCCCCTAGTGGCTTTGGTAAGTCCACCAGTATAGGACAGATACCTGAATTAGGTATCATAGGATTAAAGCCTGAAGAGACTTTCCTTATCTCAGTAACCTCTAAGCCATTGCCTTTCAAAGGAAGTGGTGCTGCATATCCAATATGTGCTCCTGGAGACATAAAATCAGGCAGAAGAGTTATTACTGATGATGCAAAAGCTATAGCTGAGATCTTTCTAGCATTAGTAGCTAGTCCTCACAAGAATATTGTGTGGGATGATAGCAACTATGTAATGCAGAATTGGTACATGGCTAATGCTTTGGCTAAGGGTTGGGATGCTCCTAAGCAAATTGGTTTTATGATGGGTAGAATATTTGATGCCATAGAGAAATTAGATGCTGCAGGTAAAAATGTAATTATCTTAGCTCATGGTGACAGTGTTCCTGGCCCTGATGGTAGAATCTATATGAAGTACAAATCTACAGGTAAGATGGTAGATGAGTACTTGACTGTAGAGGGTAAAGTTGATGTTACTCTTATTGGTATTAGTAGATATGATGCTACTGACAAGAAAGCTGTAAAAGAGTTCTTGACTAATGAGAATGAAATGTATTCATCAGCTAAATCTCCTATTGGAATGTTTGATAAGCAGTTTATTCCTAATGACTTAGGTTATGTAGTTAATAAAATTGCTGAGTACTATGGCTAGTTTACCTTGGTTTATAGTACTTCTAATAGGCATTGTTGTTGGTGGCCTATTAGGAATAACAGCTATTGCTTTACTAAGAAGCAATAAGCCTACTGAAAATCTTTGTCCAAGATGTTCTAATGAAACTGAAGAAGAAAGACAGTTGAAACAAGATTGGGCAGAACAACAAAAAGGATATTCATAATTAATTTCTAAATTGATATAACTATGTCAAATGTAACTGAGCAACAAGCTCCATTAAGAATCACAGTAAGTGAAGTAAAAAGTCTTTTAGACCAAGGGAAAAGCAGAAAAGAAATTGCTGAATACTATGGCAAAACTCAAGCAGAAATGCAGAGAATGGTTTGGAGTAGTCCAAAATTGAAGAATCTTAAAGCTAAGAAACAATACACTGGTGTTGAGCTTGTAGATGATGAAGAAGATGCTCCTGTAGCTGAGACTACTACTACTGAAACAGTAGAAGAAATGGCTCATGTTCCTGGTCCAGAAGCTAATCAAGCTTTTGAGAACCAAGAAGAAATGGGAACTCAAGCTGAGGAAGAAAGTGCTCCTGTAGCTACTGAAGCAGTAGAAGAAACTTGGAGATAAGAATTGTTTAATCATTAAAAAAGACTAATATGTCACAATTACCAGGATACGGATTTGTATCAGATTCAGATGAATCATTGAAAACCAAGAGTGGT